AAAAGAGGAATATTGGTTAAATGTTGAGAACGGAAAATATAAAAGAGCGGACAATCCCGACTTTAATAATTTAGACACAAGATTTCCGGGTAAATACCTAAAGGTTACGGGTGATAATATTGTGGAGAGATATCTTGATGATGACTTGGAGGAAACGTTAACGGTGGATGATGAATTCAATCAGGGAACGTTTCTATTAGCATCTATGGTACCAACAACATATGAGAGAGTTTCCACAATGGGAACCGCAACTCTATGGAGAATGATTATGTTGGCTTGGTCATATAAAAACAATTTGGCCATTCCCCAAAAAGAAGCTAAGACTGACTTCGTAGGAGGACTTTCAAGACTACTTAAGGTGGGTTACTCTACCAATGTATTAAAACTTGACTACTCTTCCCTATATCCATCTATTCAGTTGGTTCACGATGTGTTTCCGGAGTGTGATGTCATGGGAGGAATGAAAGGGATGTTAACTTATTTCCGTAATGCTCGTATTATGTATAAAAATTTGGCAACCGAATACAAATCAACAGATTCTAAAAAATCACTTTCATACGATAGAAAACAATTACCATTAAAAATCTTCATTAACTCGATGTTTGGTGGGTTATCAGCACCACACGTTTATGAGTGGGGTGAAATGAATAGTGGAGAAAGAATTACTTGTACCGGAAGACAATATCTTCGTCAGATGGTGAAATACTTTGTTAAGAGAGGATATACACCTTTAGTACTTGATACGGATGGTGTCAACTTTAGTTTACCTGAAGGTGGTGTTGATGATAGAGTTTACATTGGAAAGGGGTTGAATTGGTTGGTTGAAGAAGGTAAAGAATACAGAGGTTATTACGCTGACACCGCAGAATACAACGACTTGTTTATGAAAGGTGAGATGGGGTTAGATTGTGACGGAACTTGGGATTCTTGTATTAACTTAAGTAGAAAGAATTACGCCACAATGGAATCTAACGGTAAAATTAAATTAACAGGTAACTCAATTAAGTCTAAAAAATTACCATTATACATTGAGGTGTTTTTAGATAAAGGTGTGAAATTGTTGTTGGAAGGAAAAGGACAAGAATTTATTGAGTGGTATTTTGAATATCACCAAAGAATATACTACCAACAAATACCATTAAAACAAATCGCACAAAGAGCAAGAGTTAAATTATCTGTTGAGGACTATAAAAAAAGATGTGAAATGAAAACAAAGGCGGGTTCGTTGATGAGTAGAATGGCTCATATGGAATTGGCAATTAAACACAATTTAAAAGTTTCATTGGGTGATGTAATTAGTTATGTTAATAATGGATTGAAAGCGTCACACGGGGATGTTCAAAAAATCACCAAAAACAATTACACTAAAAAAGCGTTAGATTTGTTCACATCAGTAAATGGTGTGGAACCTGAAGATAAGTCTACCTCAACAATACAATTGAATTGTTATATGTTAGACCAAACGGAAATTGAGAATAACCCCGATTTAACCGGAGAGTATAATGTTCCAAGAGCAATCTCAACATTTAATAAAAAGGTTGAGCCATTGTTGATTGTTTTTAATAAAGAATTAAGAGAAAGTTTGTTGATTGCCAATCCTGAAGATAGAGGATTCTTTACCAAAACTCAATGTGAGTTAATTGGTGGTATTCCAAATAAAGAGGGAGACCAAGATACTATTGAGGATTTATTAACTATAACAGATTTAGAATTAAAATTTTGGGATAGAGTTGGTGTTAGTTCAGAATACATTTATGATTTAGCGGAACCTGGTTGGGAAGAACATATTAATTAAAACAGAAAAGGTGTCATATTCGACACCTTTTTTTATTCTAATTTTAAACCATCTGATGAGACAATATACCAATTATTTTCTAATAGATAAAATTCAACACACGCACCCCAATCAATAAATATTTCATCATAATACTCATCAATTTTACCCGAACTAGACCTGATAAAAACTTTAGTTAATGCTTTAATTATGATATGTTCTGTTGTATTAGAATCTAATATTATATTACAAGATTCAACATCTTTAATTACAAGTAGAATTTCCCCATTTGTTCTGTAATCGGATTCGGTAATAATTTTTTTCATTGGTATTAATTCAGTGTTTTCAGTTTCTTCAGTATTTTCTATCTCTATTAAAGTATTACCTAAAAATCGTCTATCGTTAATTGTTTTTCTTGTTATTCTATTTGATACTGTATTCATAATTATATAACATAAATTTGTCTTGGCATTGCTCTAAACTTAAGTTGTTTATTTAAATTTTCCGCAAGTAATGCTTCTCGTTCCATCATTTTTTCAGGACGTAATCTTTCAAGTCTTAATTTTAATTCTTCTTCAAGTTTCGCTTTCTCATCTTTACCTTCAGTCGCTAAAGTTGCGTAATCCATTGTTAATTCACTATCAGGTGTTTTAATGTTACCACTAAATTTACCTCGAACTCTTGATAATGTTTCTTTACAATATGCGGTAAACCATCTTCTAACAAATTGTTGTGCTGGATTATTTAAATCAATCCAAGACATTGAATCAATTGGAACGTCTGATGGTAGTTTTATAATATCCGGATTATTTTTTAAACAATTATCTCTATCAGCCGGACCAACATCATAATACCAATACCAAACTTTACCTCTAGCCATAGTTTGATTACCAAAATCAAATTTACCTCCCGGAGTATTCATTAAGTGTAATGCTTTTTTACCTTCAGGTAATGCTGTAATGGTATATGTTAAATCTCCCGCAATAATTCTTCGTTGGATATTAATCTCTTGCATTCTCAATAACATATCAAATGCTGGCATCATAAAATAAGACCCCGATGCTCCCATTTGAGCGAAACCACCCGGTCCACCCATACCACCACCACCTAAACCACCAAAAGTCCACGGGTCAAATAGCAATCCATTTAATTCTGAAGGTGTGAACCATAATACTTCATTTATCTCTCGGTTTGCAGGGATTTCGTATATTTGTTGGTTTGGAACTAATTGAACAAAATCTTTTTTCAACACCCAATCACCACCGGCTTGTAATCCAACAATTTTAGAGTATGCGTAAGTATATCTTGTTTCCCAATCTAAACTTTTTGTAATGAATGCTCTTGATAATGATTCGGTATCTAAATTTAAATTGTATAGTGAGGTCCATTGAGATTCAATTAACCAATCTTGTATATATTGTGAATAATCACCAATAGATAATTCTAATAAACTATCCATTTGTTCATCTTCTAATTCAACACTTCTTAATGGTGCCCCTAATAGATGTTTAATTCTAGTATATAGTTTAGTTCTATCCGGTTCCGGTATAATAGCTGTTTGGTATGTTGCTCCAGTCAATATTGCCATAATGTTTTTATTTTATAAATATCAACTTAATGTATAAATCAGGTCTTCTTTAGGGAAAATATACTGACCATCCATTATTTTTGAATGTTTATTATCAAAGATTAAAACTTCTTTATTATTACGAGTGAATATTAACCAATCTGTTGAATATCTTTTAACATTAGCGGTTCCTAAAATCATAACAGAGTTGTCTATTTCTTTTTCTCCTGTAAATGGTTTAATTTGTGCGGTTTTTTTAACCCCATCAACTATAACTTCACAATCAATACCACCAATCATATCTTCTTTACTACCAAGTTTACCAACAGCATTAACATTATCTTTACCAAATTGTTTTTTTAAAATCTCAATGGTCTTATCTTCACGAGATTGTCCCCAACTATCTGTTTGGGTTAAAACTTTCATAAGATTTTGGAATGTTGACGATTTTTGTGAAAAAATTCTGAATTTATATTCGTTTAATACGTTAACTAATTTTTTAACTTCACTAATTTGTTCAAAAGGTTTTAGTCCGACTATTTTTATTTCAGGTTCGTTCTTTGATTTTAATACTTGATTAATATCATTCAATAAAATACAAAAACAACTATAGTTTGTGTTTAATTTGTTTAAAACTGAACGACCATCTTTTTCTAAATCATATACCCCAGAAACTTCACCTTCGGAGTATTCATTATTTCCATAATAGTTATCGGGAAAAACTTCTTTCATTATTTGATTAATACTATCTTTAAAAATTGTTTTAACTTTAGGATTAATATTAAATACCATTCTGATTGCCTCATTCATTTCTCGACTACATCTTTCAGATTTACCTTCAGATATTACAGATTTAAGTGAGATGATTTCATTTAATTTGTTATCGACTCTCATTGTATATAGTTTGTTAACAAATTCCCAATTAACACATTTCCAAAAGTTTTTAATATAATCGTCTTTTTTATTTCTGTATTTTAAGTAATACGCGTGTTCCCATAAATCTAACCCTAATACAGGATATCCACCATCTTCAATTGAATTCATAAGAGGGTTATCTTGATTTTGTGTGGACACAATTTTTAAAGTGTTCCTTTTAGTTAAGACCAACCAAACCCAACCGGAACCAAATCTTTCTTTGGCAACGGTTTCAAATTCTTTTTTAAAGTTTGCGAAAGTATTAAAATCTTTTTTAATTTGTTTGATTACCTCACCATTTGGAGTTTGAGTTTTAGGTGATAACATTTTCCAAAAAAGTGCGTGGTTAAAAGCCCCACCGGCATTATTTCGGATTGTTTGATTAAATCTACTGATAGATTTAATTATTTCTTCAAGTTCTAAATCACCGTAATCTTTATTTTTAAGTGCGGAATTTAGTTTATCTACATACCCCTTATAATGTTTATTATAATGGTAGTTCATCGTTTCAGCATCAATAAATTGCTTTAGAGCTGAGTAGGAATACGGTAATTTTTCGATTCCTATTTTTTTCATCTCATTAAGAAAGAGTTTTTGATTGTCTAATTTTTCAATTTCTTTTATCTCTTCCGTAATGAGTTTGATTTTATTTTCAATATGTTTCATTAGGCTTTTTATTTATTTCTATAAATATCTCAACAAACCAATTATCTTCGAGTGTTGATTTTATTCATAAGTTCTTCAATGAAGTCACCACTCTCACCAATGTTGTCTCCCATTACGGTTCCAATATTTTGTTTTTTCATATTAACCATGTCATAAATGATTCCTTCAATTGAATTATCAAATATTGGATAGTAAACCGATACCGAATTTTTTTGTCCATATCTGTATGCTCTGTCTTCAGCTTGAGCCAAATCACCCGGAACAAACGATAGGTCATTGATTATTACGGCTTCTGCGGCCGTTAATGTAATACCTACTCCGGCAGCTTTTACATTTCCAACAAATACTGTAATTTTTTCATTTTCTTGAAATTGGTCAACAGCATATTGTCGTTGAGGTTTTGATGTTGAACCGTCTAATCTCACCGCTTGTTTCCCAAAATGGTCGGCAATTCTGTTTAATGTTTCGGTAAAGTTGGTAAAAATAATAACTTTTTTGTCTTGTTCTAAAATATTTTCCGCTAGTTCTATTGTGTCTTTAATTTTTTCTTCGGCAATCACTTGACGAACCTTCATTAACTTACTGA